CGGAACCGGAGGGGTGGGGAGGGTGGACAAAGCGCTTGGAACTCCAGTGTGGGCAGTATACCCGGCGGTTTTGGGATAGGGCCTCATCGCGGCGGGTATTATCCGGAATGGACCTGCGGTGATAAAAAAACCACCGTGGATAATTTATCCTTGACTTCAACCGGCGTTTGTAATAGGGTAATTGCGGATTGTAAGAGTTGCCACAAAAGAGTTTCGCCCACGCAAACGGGGCATATTATGTCCAACTTTTGCTATCACCGAAAAGTTTAAAATTCAAAAGTTTCATCCCGCTCCCTCCGGTGCGGTGCCGCGTGTCGAACGACCACGGCAAATGCCCGGCCCGCTGGCGTTGTAAGCGGTGCCCGCCTGGTTGAGCGAAAACAACCAACCTCCTTGATAAGCCCCCGGCACCTAGCCGGGGGCGTTTTTATTTGGAGATCATGGCGTAGTGGAGGCGGTGGAGGTTGAGGGCCAGGCTCAGATAGGCCGCGGCATGGGCTGGGACCCCTGGGTGGTCATGGGTCGCCCAGCGGTTGACTGTTGAGATATCCACCCCGATGCGGTCGGCGAAAAAGGTTTGTGTCCATCCGAGCTCAGACAGCGCGGCCCTAAAATTATCACGGGTCATTTGGTCCCCCTGCTCAGCAAAAGTCCGCTGTAATATCCACAATCGCAAAACTCGGCCAATCCAACAGCGGGCGTTCCGGATCGTTTCCGGTCATTATGGCGTTGATGGTGCCCGTGTACTCGTTCCATGGCTGGTCCAGCGTCTCAAAAGTGTCGTCTGTTTTGAGCTGGGCCACCAGACCGTGACGCCAGTGGTAGCAATAACCATTGATTTCGCTCCCCCCCCAGCCGTCAGTTACGAGCAGGCGACCGTGTGTGTTGGTGTCCAGGATCATTGATTCGGTGCCGATATCATACATTCCTGCTTGTGATCTTTTTTCGATAAGCGTGGTTTTCATATATTCCTCCTTGCCCCTACAAGGCCGGGGCTTGGCACTAATCTAGGGATAATCAGTCTGTGATACGTGGGTAGATGGCTATGGCGTCTTCATCGGCACGGTTCAAATGTTTGTCTAATTGCTTATCGATCCATTTGCCGAGGTCTTCACCTTCTTCGCCGTTGGTTTGTTTAAACCATTCTGCAAAACACTCAGCTAGTTCAGACTTGAATTCTTCTTTCGTTCCAACATAGGTTTCGGTTCCGAGGCACTCGTCGTTGGTATACAGGGTCTGTCCGGTCATGGTATCCTCCTGGTTGGTTTGTCCCTCACTGTGATTAAACTATACCGCACCATGCGGTAGTTGTCAACTGGAAAAACAATAAAAAAACGCATGATGCATTATTTTCCTCGGGCTGGTACCCGCATCACGCAATATTCGGGGGTGACGATGGACGCACTCGACATGCTGACCAATAAACCCGAATACGATTGGGACGCCTACGACCCCGAAGGCTGCCACCTCGCCGCCGAGGATAAACCGATGTTTTGGCGGTGCGGATGCGGTGAGACAAACGCAACAGTGATTGGCGAAAGGGCCCGCTGTGTGAGATGCCAAGTGATAGCCTTTTCCCCCCAACCACTCATTACCCCGGTGCTGTGATGGAGATACCAGGTAATTGTCAAATGCTGATCACCATCCAGGCGGGTATCTGCACTATGCAGCGCCCATGCAACGGCGAGCTGTTCACGACCGGCCATGGTCCTGACATGGTGAGTGAGTGCCTGAGATGCGGCGCAAGGATCACATGGGACGGAAAACATGAGCGATAAGGCGGAACTGGCAGCATTGTCAATTATCGTCGTCGCGGCAACCGTGCTGTGTTACTGGGTGCATGCGGCATTCTGGCGGGCTATAGGGATATTAGGCTGATGGCCATTGGAGCAAAGCGCCCATGCAATCAACCCGGCTGCCCGGAGTTGACAACTACCCGCTTCTGCCCGGCGCATACCAAGCGAGACAGGCAGAGATATGACACCAGCCGAGGCACAGCATCACAGCGAGGGTATAACACCGATTGGCGCAAGGCCCGAGCCTATTACCTCCAACGCAATCCCCTTTGTGCCATGTGCTCACAGGTCGGCAAGGTAACACCCGCCACGGTTGTCCATCACCTCGTGCCGCATAAGGGCGACAACGCAAAGTTCTGGGATAGGACGAACTGGCAGTCGCTATGCAAGCCATGCCATGACCGGCACGCCCAGGCACAGGACAAGCATGGAGATGTTATGGGATGCAGCGCGGACGGGACACCAATTGACGGCGGTCACCATTGGAATACATAGGGGCGGTTAATCTCTGGGCGGGGCTCCCCCTAAGACCGGTTGGGGACCCACCTTTTAGATTCCGCGAAATGGGGATCATGGGGTTAGGGCTTCCCGTGGGTTAGGCTGGAAGCTCATGCGATATGTGGGCGAAATGGAAATTTTATGGCAGGCAGAAAACCGATACCGACAAATTTGAAACTGCTGCACGGCAACCCAGGGAAGCGGCCGATTATCCAGGATGACCTTGCCCCAGAGATTTCCATCCCGTGCGCACCGGATCATTTGAGCGAGGACGCCCTTGCCGAATGGCACCGGATCACAGCCGAGCTTGAACTGCTCGGGCTGTTGTCCCAAATGGACCGGTCGGCCCTGGCTGCATACTGCCAATGTTACGGGCGGTGGGCGGAAGCGGAACGGGGCATCAAGGGAAGCGGCCTGATAACCGAAACCACCAACGGCAACGTAATACAAAACCCACTGGTCGGGATTGCCAACACGGCCATGCAACTGATGAAAAGTTTCCTGGTCGAATTCGGCATGACCCCCTCTGCGCGGGCGAAAGTCAAAACAGGCGGGGAAACCAAAAAGAGCAAATTCGCGGGGCTTATGTGTGGCGTACCAGACAAAAAAGGGACAAAAAAAGGTTAAGGTCAGAGCGGCCAAGGTAATAGCGTTCATCGAGCAATTAACCGTCCCCTCCGGGGTGGGGCAAGGGAAACCGTTTAAGCTGCGCCCCTGGCAGCAACGGTTCATCCGCGACGTTTACGAACCCCACGTGCTGCGGGACGGGGCATGGCGGCGGCGGGTGCGGCGGGCGGTCCTCTCCATTGGCCGGAAAAATGGCAAAACCGCCCTTATCGCTGCCCTGGCCCTGGTCCATTTGGTCGGGCCTGAAGAAATACCGAACGGGGAAATTTACAGCGCGGCCAATGACCGCGAACAGGCGGCCCAGGTTTACAAAGTCGTGGCGCAAATGGTCCGGGCTGAACCGGAACTTGAAGCCCAGATCCGGCTGGTGGATAGCACCAAGACCGCGGTTTGCTATGCCAACGGATCTTTCTACCGGGCGATATCCTCCGAGGTAAGCACCAAACACGGCTTGAACCCCAGCGTGGTTATCTTTGACGAACTGGCGCAGGCTCGGAACCGCGACCTATATGACGTGCTTGACACGGCCATGGGAGCGCGGGAAGAGCCATTATTTGCCACCATCTCGACGCAGAGCAACGACCCCCGACATATCCTGTCCCAGTTGATTGACGATGGGCTGAGGGCCGACGATCCGACCACCGTGACGCATCTATACGCGGTGGCCGATGAGGTGGCGGATCAGCTTTGGTGCCCTGTATGCAGCCGTCAGTTTAAGGCTGAAGGCAAAAAGACCAGGGCTTGCCCGGTCTGCGGTGGGCCGGTCGCCTCGGCTATTTACGATGAGCGGGAATGGATCAAGGCCAACCCGGCGCTAGGGGACTTCCGCAGCCTGGAAGATATGCGGGCCATGGCATCACGGGCCCAGCGGATGCCGTCATTTGAAGCGGCGTTCCGGAATTTGTACCTAAACCAGCGGATCGATTCCAAAGCTCCGCTGATAGCCAAGGCGGAGTGGATGGCGTGCCAGGACGAGGACTGCCGTCTGATACCCGGCGAAAAAATCTTTATAGGACTCGACCTGTCATCCACCACCGACCTGACGGCCATGGTGGCGGTCAGTGCTGAGGACGGCGACCGCTGCCAGGCGTGGTTCTGGAAGCCCGGCGATCTGCTGAAACAGCACGAAACGCGGGACCGAGTGCCTTATGTGCTCTGGGAGCAAGAGGGGCACATCGAGGCCCCCCCCGGTCGGGCGGTGGATTACGGGTTTGTGGCCCAACGCATCGCGGAAGTGTCTGCTGAATTTCAGGTGGTGGGCCTGGCCTATGACCGATGGCGGATCGAAGGCCTGTTCAAGGAGCTGATCACCATCGGGTGTGAGGCCTACGTTGATGGCAAAGAGGACCCGAGGGATGGGGCGTTACGCTTAGCTCCGTGGGGGCAGGGGTTCAAGGACATGGCACCGGCCATCGATGCCCTGGAAATCAGCATTTTGGAACGGCGCTTTCAGCATGGCGGCCACCCGGTCCTGACCTGGTGTTTTTCAAACGCCGTGGCGGTCCAGGACCCGGCAGGCAATCGCAAGTTGGACAAGAGCCGGACACGGTTCCGGATCGACGGCGCTGTTGCCACGGCTATGGCGATGGGCCTTAAAGCAAAAGACAGTTCCAAACCACAGGAGAAATCTTTTTGGGAAAACTGACAGCCTATATTCCAGATGTTGTCAGCCTGGCCGGTCTTTCCCTGCTCGGCTTCGGTCTTTACATGTTCGAGCCATGGGTTTCATTTTCTGTTTGCGGGGCGCTGATGATTCTGGCGGGGCTTCGGCTGGGGCGTAGCGAATGAGTCTTATTAACCGGATTATGCGCCCACAGGCGTCGGCCAGCGCGACCAGCGCAGAGGCGATATTGCGCGAGCTTCGGCAGGGCTTTGTCTCGAAGACCGGCAAGCCCGTCAATATTTCCACGGCGCTGCAAGTGGTGACGGTTTTCGCCTGTCTGCGGGTCATCGCCGAAGGGGTGGCGCAGGTTCCGTTCAAGGTTTTCCGGGACCGCGCAGGAGGGGGCAAGGATGCCGCGACTTCCCATCCGCTCTATGACGTGCTGCACCGGCGGCCAAACCCATGGCAAACCAGTTTCGAGTTCCGGGAATCGCTCATTTACCATGCCGCCCTGGCGGGTGATTTTTTCGCCTTTAAGAGCATGGTGGGCGGGCAGGTCCACGCCCTAATTCCACTGGAGCCCGGAACCGTCACAGTTATAAAGGGCCCGGACAGGTCTTTGACCTACAAGATCAGCACAAACGGCGAAAGCCGCACATTCCCAGCTGAAGCCATCTGGCACGTTCGGGGGCCGAGTTGGAACACCTGGAAGGGTATGGCGGCGGTCGATTACGCCCGCGAAGCCATTGGCCTGTCCATCGCCACGGAAGAGGCCCACGCCCTGCTGCACAAGAACGGCGCACAGGCCAGCGGCCTGTATTCGGTCGAGGGGGCATTGAGCCCCCAGCAGTACAAGGATTTGAGCGACTGGCTGAAAAAACAGATCACCGCCGACGGCAAACACAGTCCGCTGGTCCTGGACCGGGGGGCGAAGTGGACCCAGATCAGCATGAGCGGGGTAGATGCCCAGCACCTGGAAACCCGCAAGCACCAGGTTGAGGAAGTCTGCCGGGCCTTCCGGGTTATGCCAATCATGATCGGGCAGGCGGACAAGGCCGCGACCTATGCCAGCGCGGAACAGATGTTCCTGGCTCATGTGGTCCATACCCTGTGCCCCTGGTATGAGCGCATCGAACAATCCGCTGATGTCAACTTGCTGTCCAAGCGGGACCGGGAGCAGGGGATTTATACCAAATTTCTACCCAACGGATTGATGCGCGGGGCAGCCAAGGATCGATCGGATTTTTATTACAAGATGTGGCAGATGGGGGCCTACAGCCCCAACGATATCCTGCGACTGGAAGATGAAAACCCCTATAAAGGGGGCGACCGGCGGTATATCCCGGTCAATTACACGCCGACCGATAAGGAGCCGCCGGAATGAAAAGCTGGTACAAGATCGAAGCCAAGGGCGAAGCCCCTCCTGAAGTCCTGATTTATGGTGATATCGGCGATTACGACATTTCCGCCCGTCAATTCCATACCGAGTTTTCGGCGATCAAGGCCAGAGAAATTGACCTGCGAATCAACTCACGTGGGGGATCTGTGTTTGAGGGTGTGGCGATGTACAACACCATCAAAAACCACCCGGCGAAGGTAACCGCGCATATCGACAGCCTGGCGGCGTCTATCGCTTCGTTCATCCCCATGGCGGCGGATCGTGTCATTATCGCCAAAAACGGGCGAATGATGATCCATAAAGCGTGGGGGATCGAGATGGGCAACGCTGACCAGTTCCGCAAAACAGCCGAGACGCTGGACGATGTTGACACCATCCTGATTGACGCCTACGCCGAGAGAACCGGCATGGGCAAGGATGAAATCAAGGCCCTGCTGGCCGCAGAAACGTGGATGAATCCGAAAAAGGCCAAGGAATTAGGCTTTGTGGATGAAATCGCAGGGGATGAAGGGGCCAAGGCTAAATACGACCTCTCCCCATTCCAGAATGTGCCGGAAGAGGTCAAGGCGCTTTTCGGCAAGGAAGGATCGACGGAAAGAGATCTAGAAACCCTCCTGCGGGATGCCGGAGTGTCGAGGAAAGACGCCAAAACCGCTATTGCAGCAATCAAAGGACAAAGCCAGCGGGACGCTGACGAAGAACGAGAAGCCGCCGCGAGGGTTTTGACCAACATTGCGGCATCGACACTTTTGACAAAAATGAAAGGATAACCCGTGAAAGAACTTTTCGCCCAACTGAACACCGCGTTTGATGAATTCAAAACCGAGAACAACGCCCGCCTCAAGCAGATCGAGGCCAAGGGACACGCCGACCCCCTTCTGGAAAAGAAGGTGGACAACATCAACACTGCTATCTCCGAAATCGACGCCAAGTACAAGGCGCGGATTGACGAGGTCGAAGCTAAGGCGAACCTCCTGGTTCTCGGAGGCGGTATGTCCGATGAGGACACCGCCCAGGCCGGATACCGCAAGAGCTTCCAGGCTTTCGCCCGCAAAGGCGACATTCAAGCCGCTCTTTCGGTCGGCAGCGACCCCGACGGCGGTTACTCGGTGCCTATCGAAGTAGACCGCGCCGTGCTGGAACTGGAGCGCAACGAGGTGACCATGCGCCGCCTCGCCAATGTCGTCGCCCTGGGGACCCCGAACTACAGCAAAATTGTCAACAAAGGCGGGGCCTCTTCCGGATGGGTTGGGGAAACCGACGCCCGGCCCACTACCACCACCCCGCAACTGGCCGCCCTCACCCCGTACTGGGGCGAGATTTACGCCAATCCCGGCGCTACCCAGCAGATGTTGGATGACAGCCTGCTGGATGTCGAGGGCTGGCTGGCTTCGGAAGTCGCCATGCAGTTTGCCGCCGAAGAAAACGGGAAGTTCCTCACCGGCAACGGCGTCCTTTGCCCGAAAGGCATTCTTGGTTACACCCTGGTTCTGACCGCCGACGCGACCCGCGCCTTCGGTGAGATTCAGTATGTCAAGACCGCAGAGGCCGCCGCGTTCAAAGCCGCCTCCGCTACCGTTTCCCCGGCAGATTGCCTGATCGATGTGCAGCAGGCCCTCAAGACCGCATACCGCGGTAATGCCAAGTGGCTCATGAACTCCGCCACCGTCGGCCTGGTCCGCAAATTCAAGAACGCGGTGCAGGGTGATCTCATTTGGCAGCCCGGCGTAATTGCCGGACAGCCCTCCACCCTGTTGGGCAAGCCGATCGAGGAAGACGAGGCCATGCCGTCCATCGGGGCCAACAACTTCCCGGTGCTTTACGGCGATTTCAAGCGAGCCTACACCATCGCCGACCGCATCGGTACCCGCGTGCTGCGCGATCCCTACACGGCGAAACCGTACGTCCTCTTTTATGTGACCAAAAGAGTAGGCGGGTTCTTGACGGACTCGAATGCGGTCAAAGCGGTCAAATGTGAGGCGTGATAACCGCGGCGATTAGGTCTAAAAAATAAGGAGCAAAAAAGATGAGTCTCATCGATAACGTAAAAATCACCCCGGTCCTTGGCTATTTCGCCGCCGGGGTCACGAAACGAACCAGCACCATTATTGACATGGACGGATTCGACGGCGTTGCATTCGTCGCCGTTCTGGGAACCACCCTCGAAACCGGCACCCTGGACGTGTTTGTGGAGCAGCACACGCTCAACCAAACGTCCGGCATGGCAAGGGTGGCAACGACTACGCTCTACACCGTCCCGGCGACCCCGGCCGCACTGACCTCCATCCATGTGGACGTTTACAAACCGCGTGAGCGGTATCTGCAATGCAACATCACTCCGGCTGTAGCGAACGCCGTGATTTGCGGCATGGTTGCGATCCAGTACAAAGGGCACATTTGCCCCGTCACCGATGCCGCCACGGTGGTCAAAGCAACCAAGCTGATTTCGCCGGCTGAAGCGTAAACCAAAAAGCGGGGGGCTGACCACCCCCCGCTTAATTCAGGAGTTGCACAAATGGCTGAGATATTTAGCGGGACCGCTGGCGGATTGGAGAGTTTCGCCACCGGCGGCTTTGCGATCACTCCCAGTGACACGGTGGACATGACAAAAACCGCCAGGGGTATTTATGTTGGGGCGGGCGGGGACGTGAAAATCAAAACCTGGGACGGGTCAGTGCTGACCCTGGTCGGCTGCCCGCAGGGGGCGGTGATCCCTTATTTTGTCTCTCGGGTTTATGCGACCGGCACCACGGCAACCAGTTTGATCGGCAACACGTAATGCAGGTAAAGCTGAAAACCTCAGTGGTGGGGCCGGACGGGGTTTACCCTACCGGCACTCTATACGGGGGTCCGGCGTGTCATGCGCTGGTTCGGGTCGGGTTTGCCGAATGGGTGGAACAGCCGTTGTCCAGAAAAAAGAAGCTGCCAGGAGAAAAGAATGATTGCTGTTCGCACTGTCGAACCTGCGACCGAGCCGGTCACGCTCACCGAAGCAAAAGCGCACCTCGGGGTGACGATAACCGATGATGACGCCAGGATAACCGCGCTGATCGTCGCCGCCAGGATGCAGGCCGAACAAATTACCAGGCGGGCGTTTATCACCCAAACATGGCAGGTCAAAATTGATCGGTTTCCCATGGGCCGGGAAATCGTGCTGCCGGTTGGACCGGTGCAGTCTGTTACCTCCGTGCAATATGTAGATGATGCCGGGGCAACCCAAGGTTTTACCGATTTCACCCTCGACGCTGGCGGGCAACGGGTTTTGTTGGATTACGGCGAGACATGGCCAGCCTCCCGCACCGTGGAAAACGCGGTGACCATCACTTACGTGGCCGGGTACGGTGCGGCAACCGCCGTGCCTGAGGGGATCAAAGCGGCCATCAGACTGTTGACGGAATTACAATTTGACCGCCCTGACCCATCATATTCATCGGCGCTGGAAAAAGCGGCGGAATCTCTGTTGGGTTATTTCCGCGATTACCGTAATGGGTTGGGGGTCTGATGAGAGCCGGGACACTGCGGCACAAAATCCTGGTCGAGCAGGCGTCCGAAACGCGGGACAGCTTCGGCGGGGTGGTTGTCACCTGGGGCACCTACGCGACCATGCGGGTCCGGCAGGCGATCCAGGGCGGGAAAGAGTTTACCACCGCGCAACAGCGGTTTTCCGAGATTTCCGCGCTGTTCGTCGGGCGGTTCGCCGCTGGCGTAACCGCAAAAATGCGGGTCAACCACGGCGGGGTCTATTACGATATTCTGGCCGCTTATGATCCGACCGGGCTGAGGCGCGAAACGCAGATTGTTTGCAGGATAATCGTATGAAAATTGACATCTCCGGGCTGAGCGACCTGAAAAAGCGGTTGACCAAATTACCGGAGCGCATCGAAAAAAATATCATGGGTGCTGCCGTCCGTGCCGGGGCCAATATCATCAAGAGCGCGGCGGTTGCAAATCTCGGCGGCAAGAAAACGGATATTGTCGTCGCTAAATCCCGCTCCCCGAAAGGGGTAACAAAATTCAAGATCGGCACCAGCGGCAAAAAGTTTTATCTGATGTACCGCGAGTTGGGCACCAGGCCGCACGTCATAAAGATCGGGAAAACTAAAAAATTCCTTGCGGACGGTGCGGTGGTATTTGGGAAAGTGGTACAACATCCCGGCCAGGCTCCCAAGCCCTTCCTGCGCCCGGCGCTTGATGAAAATGCCCAAAAAGCTGTTGACGCCATGGCGAAGAAAATCAAGCAGCGGTTGGAAAAGGAAGCGGCAAAGAGATGATCGAGGAAACCCTTTATACCACCCTGAAAAACCATGCCGGGACTGCCGCGCTGGTCGGGCTGCGCATCTATCCCCGCCGCGCACCCCAGGGGGCTACGTTCCCGCACCTCGTTTACAACCGGGTCAGCGGGGCGAGGGTTACCAACCTGGACGGCGACAGCATTGAAAACCCCCGCATCCAGTTGGACTGCTGGGCCGAAAGCTACAACGGTGCCAAGTCTTTGGCGGCACAAGTCGAAGCGGCCATGAGGGGTATGAAGACCGTGCTGAGTGGAGATCGTGACGACAGCGACGACGAAGCAGGGCTGTACAACGTCAGCATGGATTACAGCGTGTGGTCAGCGTGAGTGCCAGCCTGCTACCTGCCCACCGGTGAAATAAACCACGGTGGCATGCCGACCGTAGCGGTCATTTATGGCCCGGTACTCCCATAAGCCGGTGTTCCGGCCCATGTAATGGGTTTTGGTTGTGCGGTAAGGTCTGCCCCATGAGGCTAAAACCTGGTCTTTCGTCATGCCGACAGCGATTTTTCGGCTCTCTATCAGTTCCACCACTTTCGGCGGGGTGTCCTGATGCTCGGCAAAATATTTTGCCCGATAGTCAGGGGCGCACCCGGCTAGCACCAGCAACAGCAATAAAACGGTCAGTTTCATAACAACCCTCCTTTTTGTCCTCTTATTATAGCGAATCTCTCACAATGTCAACCCATTCCCACCCTCTCAGCCGGAGGGGGTAACGGAGAACTCCATGGCCAGCAACGCAATTTCCGCACAAGGCACCACTCTGCATATCGGCTCGGGAACCTCCGGAGCCAAAACCATCACCGCAATCACCGCAGCGTACCGCGCACAAGTCACTTCTTCCGCTCATGGCCTCGCTGTTGGCGACCGCGTGACGTTTGCCGCAGTCGGCGGCATGACCCAAATCAATACCTTGGTCGGCACCGTCATTGCCGAGGACACCAATACGTTTATTGTCGATATCGACAGCCGCGCTTTTTCGGCTTACACCTCGGGCGGCACGGCGACACCGGTAACCTGGACCCAGGTCAAGGAAATCTCTACTTTTTCCTTCGGCAGCGGCGAGCGGTCCGAAATCGATGTAACCAACCTGGATTCCACCGCCAAAGAATACCGCCTGGGACTCAAGGACCAGGGCAACCTGGAAATCAGTTTACGGGTGGTCCACTCCGATGCGGGGCAAACCGCGTGTCAAGCCGCTCTCGGGTCGGATGCCGTCAGTAATTTCAAGATCACCTTGCCCAACACTGAGGTCGGGACCTTTTCCGGCCAGGTTAAAAGCATGCCCGAATCGGGCGGTGTGGATGCCGTCCATGAGGGTAGCATGACGATCCGCGTAACCGGCGACATTGTGTGGGCGTAACCATGAGTATCCGCGATTACATCCTGCCGCAACCCAAAACCGCGACCGTCGAGGCGTTTGATGCCACCGTCACCGTCTCCGAAATGGGCGCACTCGACCGGATGCAGTATATCGACTACCTCCGCCAGTTGCAAAAAACCGGGGTATCCGACCTGCAAGCCGAGCCTCTATTGATGGCGTTCATGGCCGTAAAATGCGTGGTGGAGGACGGCAAGCGGGTTTTTGCTGATAGCGAGGTGGAAACCGTTGCCAACGGGCGGTTTAAAGTCGAGGACCTGAAAAAGGTTTTCGATGCTGCTGCCACTCTGAACGGCTTGATATCCGCAGACGTGGAGGCCACGGCAAAAAACTGAGGACCCAATTTCAGGCGCAATTCCCCTTTATCCTGTGCCTGGAATTGGGTTTCCCGCATCCAGACCACCTTTTGCCCCTGCTGACCTCCCGGCAGTACATGGAATGGGAGGCGTTTTACACCGCTTCACCCTTCGGTGATCGTCGGGCGGATCGTCGGGCGGCCATGGTGACCTCCATGGTGGCCAACCGGCACAGGGGCAAGAGTGAAAAGCCCTACACCATTGAAAAGTTTATGCCGTTTGAACCGCAACCGGAAGAGACCGAAGAAGACCTTAGCCGCAAATTGAAAGCGGCTTTTTCTGCATTAAAAGGATCGTAATGGCCGTAAATGTCGGAAATCTGATTGTTGAAATGTCGGCCAACGTGGCGAATCTGCAACGTGATTTCGGCAAGGCCTATGGGGCCGCTAATTCTGCGGCCGCTAAATTTAAGAAAATTTTTTCCGGGATCGGCCTATCGCTGGTGGCCGGGTTGAGCATCGGCGGCATTACCCGGCAGATAACCGGCATCTTGGACACCGCCGACATGATATCCAAGCTGAGCCAGTCTGTCGGGGTGTCCACCGAATTATTGAGCGGTTACAGCCATGCGCTGAAACTTTCCGGGACAAATGTTGAATCGTTTGGCCGGTCTGTTGGACTGCTGTCAAAAAACATGCTGGCGGCGCTGCAAGGAGGGAAAGCGCAGGCGGATGTGTTCAAGGCGCTTGGTATCGAGGTCAAAGACGCTGACGGCAATCTCCGGGACACCAACGATGTGCTGGGCGAGGTTGCGGACCGCTTCGCCGGGATGCAAGACGGAGCGGAAAAAACCGCTCTGGCGATGAAGCTTTTCGGGCGATCCGGCGCGGAGCTGATCCCCTTCTTGAACAATGGCAGTAAAGGCCTGGCCAACATGCGGGCCGAAGCCCAAAAAATGGGGTTGGTGTTCAGCACCGAGACCGGCAAGCGAATCGAGGAGGTGAACGACAGTTTCACCCGCATGGCCGGGCAAATCAAAGGGGCAGCCTACCAGCTCACTTTTTCCCTACTCCCGGCTCTTGAGTCTACCAGCACAGCACTTAGCGCCCTGTTGTCCGGTGAGGGGCTGGGACAAGGCGGTTTTGGCGGTGTTGAGTTGCTGGACGAGCAGATTGTGACGGCTACGGCGGAGGTGCAAAAGTTCAAGGAATCATTGGCCGGTGGCAAAATGTACGGGGCCAAAGATAGCGTGATGGCCGTTTACGCGGAAAATCTCCGCATGGCCGAAAACAACTTGAAACGGCTGCTGGCGGTGCAGGCGAAAGCGGCAGAGAAAAAAGAAACCCCCGTTGTGGGGGGAGTGGTTGCTGAGCTTGAGCGCCAGGAAACGGCGCAGAAAAAAAACAATCAGGCCCTCAAGGAAGCGACCGCTGCCTATGACGATGTGGTCAAGCGGTTGGGCGATTACGCTTCCGCCATGCGCCAGGCGGACATTGACCAGACTACCGAGGACGTGGCCGTGCTGGTCGAAAACATGGGCGGAATCTCCCTGATGCTCTCGACGCAGGGCGATGTGATGAGCCAGCTGACGGAGGGCCTGACCCTCTATGAAATAGGGTTCGAAAATGTGAACGATGTATCCGACACGGCGGCAGAGCGCCTCAAAAAAATGAAGGAAACGGCTGCCGAATTCGGATTTACTTTTTCATCGGCGCTGGAAGACGCGATTATCCAGGGCGGCAAATTTTCCGACATCCTGAAGGGTCTGGCCGACGATATCACGCGGATGATGGTCCGGGAGACGGTCACTAAGCCCCTGGGGAATTTCATCTCCGGAGCTATTGGCGGGCTGTTCGGTGGCGGCAGTGGCGGCGGCGGCAGTGTCGGTATGGCAACGGGCGGCATTATTTCTGAGCATATCGTCGGGGTCGGCCTGAGCACCGGCACGAATTACGAGTTCGGCGAGCGCGGCCCGGAAACGGTGACGCCTGGAATTGGGAGCGGCGGATCGGGTGATTCGTCCGGAGGTGGGAACACCAACCAGATTTATATTTACGCTGCCGACTCGAAATCATTTGACGACATGTGCCGCCGTAACCCGAACTCGATCATCGGCCCAATCGAGGAAGGCTTGAGGCTGGGCAACCGTGGTCTGAAAAATAGTCTGAGGAACGGGGGGTAAATTCATTAATTCGTCGGTGTGGTCGGGCTGGGACTTCGGTTCCGGCCTTTTTTTCGTGCTGAGCCTTCCAGCTTTGACTTGTGCGCCACTTTCGGCAGCCGAGCCTTATCCTAGCATGGGCGAAAAGGTGGAGATTGCCCGGCGCATTGGGTCAGACCACTCGACATTCGCAACCCGTATTTTGTGGACGTGAAAGTTGCACCCCCAATCGGTCTAAGAATTATTTTCTGTTTGAGATAATGATGCCCCTTACCCAAACAACCTTAATTGTAAGCTGGGGATGCTCTCCCCCTTAGCCGCCCGCTCTCCGTTGTGGCCGCTGCCTATCCCGACCGCTGCCGCGCAGATGTCGCGGGTGCGCGGGGCTCGGCCATCCTTTGCTTGGGGTAAACTTTCCCCAAGCAAAACCCCACCCCGCCCACAAGCCTGTCTTTTCATCACCTTCACCCTCTCGATCTCCTTCAGCTTCCGGAACTCGCGGGCCTTGACCTCCGTGGTCTTCTCCCGCTGCCGGTGGTCTGTCCGGGTAAAAATAATTTCAGGTGGCCGAATCAGTGACGCGGGGCGGCTACATGGTGGCTACATGGGCCGGAAAACTTAAAAAGGTTACAGCTAAAAAGCCGTAACCCCTTGATTTTGTGGAGCCACCCATCGGATTTGAACCGACGACCTACTGATTACGAATCAGTTGCTCTACCAGCTGAGCTAGGGTGGCTTATCGATCAGATGCATCTATGTACCCCAATTCGCCTCGGTAGTCAATGGGTTTTGGGAAATGTAAACTTGATGCTTTCGCAAAAACTCATAAGATGGCTA